CATATCAAAACCCCTCAAAGAAAAATTAGAAGCAGATGCAAGAGAGTTGAACTTCTTGCCAAAAGTAGCAACCCTACCAATCTAAGGAGTTTCCAATGGAAGCGTGGGAGGCCTACCAGATGTATCTTGGTCTCAAGTTACATTTTACAACAGATTACGATTACAATAGGTATGGTGGACGAACCTCTGCAACCAAGGCATCGTTCTTAAAAAGGAAAGATAGAAACTTCTTTGCTCGTGTTGCAAGAAAATATGATGAGTCTACACAAGATTACTTTGTAAGTAATTTCGTGCAAAGTCCAAAAGGCTGGTTAGGTGACTTTAACGAAACTAATTACAACAACTGGAAGAAATATAAACAATCACTGACATATAATTTTATCACAGATATGTCATTTTTATTTGGGCAAATATCACATTTTGATGATATTTTCTCTTTACAAACAGGACAACATCCTGTATTATTAAAGAACTTCCTCGCAAAGAGGATTAGTTTGGAAACGATGGTAATCCTACAAGGGTTACTGAACTATGTTAAACGCTTTGATGAGGGTATGAAAGATGATTTAGTATGGCCAGACAATAGACGATTGATCGTCAAATACGGCGCATTTCTTTCTTATGATAAGGAGAAATGTAAAACGAAACTACTCCAACTAGTGAAGGAGACATTCTAATGGATATTGAAGTACAGCTTCCAGATCCAGTTCGTTCAAACGAATCGAATGAACTTATTAGGGAACGAGATTTCTATCGTGCGAAGCTTGAAGAAGCAACTGCTCGTGTAAAGTCTCTTGAGTTTGATTGCGCTGAACTACAGAAGCGTGATGTAGAACTTTCCAAACGACTTGCAGAAGTCGCTAATAAGAGTGCAAATTACCGGCCACAACGCCGTGTAAAACACTAAGTAAATATCCTGAGCAAGATTTAAAACTGCTCACTTTGAATAGGTGTATTATGAAATATAAACAATTGTCACAGAATAGTTGGACTATTGAAGTCCAAGAGGACGGAAAAACAAAAGAACTATTCATAGAATTCCCACCAGACTGTTTAGATCAAGTTGGTTGGGATGTAGGTGATACATTAATATGGGAAGAATTGCCAACTGGTAATTGGAGTTTGACAAAGAAAGAAGATGATGGTGACAGAGAATAAGGAAAACCGCATGATAACATCCGCCAAGTTAGTATCGTATTCGATGCCTACAGAGGATTTTGCTGAAGAGGGTCTTGAAAATATACAAGACTTAATTTCGTACTGCGCCCGTGTATCTAACCCAGCAAACCAATTTAACAATAATACCTCAGCGAAATTGATTGAGTATCTTATTAAACACAAACACTGGAGTCCACTAGAGATGGCCAGTGCATGTATTGAAATTGAAACAACTCGTGATATTGCACATCAGATTGTGCGACATCGTAGTTTCAGTTTCCAAGAATTTTCACAACGATATGCAGAACCTTCTGCAATGGGTGAGGCGTTTACTAAAAGAGAATGCCGACTACAAGACCCTGTTAATCGACAAAACTCTATTGAGATTGAGGGTGACCCATCACTTGTAGATAATCAGACACACCAAGACTTGATTGCTGATTGGCAACGTAGACAGTCTGGTGTTATTGAAATGGCACGAAAGACTTATCAGTGGGCCATTGAAAATGGGATTGCAAAGGAACAAGCTCGTGCAGTTCTACCAGAAGGATTGACAAAAACTCGTGTGATGATGAATGGAACTTTACGTTCATGGGTACACTATATTGAACTACGAAGTGAAAACGGTACACAGAAGGAACACATGGAAGTGGCGAAATCGTGTGCAAAAGAGATTGCAAAGATTTTCCCATTGATGGAAAGATTGAATGTATCTAAACGATGAAGATATTCTGTGGGATGAACCACTAATTGCATATGTCGAAAATTTTATGACGCCAAGAGATTGTCATAGAATTATCGACTATGCAGAACCACTGTTGGAAAGATCAATGGTTGCTGAAAAGAGTGGTAATGCTCTGCATAGTGGAAGAACAAGTTCTGAAGTCTTTCTTAAAAATGGAGAATGTGAATCAAACGATTATCATAGAGGTGTGGTATCAGAGTTCTTTGGTGTCGGTGAATTTACATTTGAAGATAGTATTGTAATCAATTATAAAGAAGGACAAGAGTACCGCCCACATTATGATGGAATGGGTACAAGAACTAAGAATAGAAGAGCCACTGCGATATGTTATTTGAATGACGTTGCTGAAGGGGGTGAAACCATTTTTCCCAAATTGAATATCTCAGTTAAACCCAAAATGGGTTCTCTTCTATACTTTCAATATGACTTTGGAAAAGAGATTGACAGTTACACACTACATGGTGGTTCGCCTGTCATTGGTAATAACGAAAAGTGGATTTTAACAATATGGATGCAACACGCACACAAGCAGTATTTGCACTAGGTAACGGTGAATCTAGACAATCTGTTGACCTGAAAGCCCTGAAAAAACGTGGGAAGATTTATGGTTGTAATGCATTGTATCGTGACTTTACACCAGATGCACTTATTGTTGTTGACGGTGGTATGATGCATGAAGTGTACACTTCTGGTTATGCACAAAGAAACAAGAGTTACTTTCGTTCATGGACAAGACTGCCTGGCGATATGTACAATATGATTGTGCAAGGAACTCAGTTCGATAGAGATGGGTTCACAATCTCTAATCCAAGAGATGATAGAACTTCATTTGTTTTAAATGGCACTGATCCAAATCAAATGAAACAAATGTATGAACATCATGTGGATGCTGGTTCTGACCAGAAAACAATTGACCAATTGTTATTAAAACATCATAGATGGGTTACATGGTGTGAAGAACAAGGAAGGGATGAAGTATATATAATCCCAGAAGAATACGGTGGTTGGAGTGCAGGGCCAATCGCAGTAAGAATGGCTCTAGAAAATGAGAACCCCACAGATGTATTTCTGATAGGGTTTGATCTAGGAAGTTCTACAGGACAAGTCAATAATGTGTATAAGGATACAGACAATTACTTAACAAGTGATTCTGCTGTAACACCATCCACAAATTGGATTGTCCAACACAAACAAAACTTTACTGATTATCCAGACGTAAGGTTTTGGAAAGTGAACCCTGCCCCACTTGGAACGGATGATACTTGTCAGTTCGTTGAAGAGTGGAGAGAGCATGATAATGTCCAATATATTGAGCTAGAAAATTTGAATTTAGTTCTTGACTATGGACATATGATGTGATATAAATAAGCTTATATTATGAATACTGTGAAACAAGTAAACATACGAAAACATACGGAGAAAAAATATGTCTATTTCAGCACTACGCAACCAGAACTCTCTGGACAAACTACTAAAACAAGTCCAAAAGGACGAATCCCCTACAACTGAGAAGAAATCATACGTTGATGAACGGCTCTGGAAACCACAGGTTGACAAGGCAGGTAACGGTATGGCAATCATTCGTTTCCTTCCAGCACCAGTGAATGAAGAGATGCCTTGGGTTCGTGTCTGGAATCACGCATTCCAAGGCCCAACTGGACAGTGGTATATTGAGAACTCTCTAACCACACTCAACCAAAAGGATCCTGTATCTGAGTACAACACTCAGTTGTGGAACTCTGGTGTTGAGAGTGATAAAGAGATTGCTCGAAAGCAGAAACGTAAACTGCAATACTACGCAAACATCTATGTCGTTCAAGACTCTGCCAATCCAGAGAATGAGGGCAAAGTTATGCTCTACAAGTTTGGTAAGAAAATCTTTGACAAACTGATGGAGGCAATGCAGCCTGCGTTTGAAGATGAAACACCAATCAACCCATTTGATTTGTGGGAAGGTGCAAACTTCAAACTGAAAATTCGTAAGGTTGACGGTTACTGGAACTATGATAAGTCAGAGTTCGAGTCACAGTCTCAACTGAAACCATCAGATGAAGAGATGGAGGCAATTTACAACAAGGAATATTCTCTTGCAGATTTCCTTGCGCCGACAAACTTCAAGTCATATGATGAACTGAAAACTCGTTTAGATGCAGTTCTCACTGGAACGGTTGCAACAGGTAAGACTGCGGCTCAGATGGTAGATGAAGATGAAACAGACTTCACACCTACCTTTAAGTCTGAACCAGCACCACAACCAGCGTCTGTTGATGACGATGATGATGATGCAATGTCATACTTTCAAAAGTTGGCAAACGAATAAGGTATGTTAGGTAGTCCTTTGTGGAGAAAGACTCTTTGAGTAGATAACAGCACATAAAAAGACTAACAAGTAGCAAGATGGAGAGAGTGTCAGAAATGGCACTCTCTTTTTTGTGTTTGGTCGCCCCTTTTGTATAAATAGAGTCATATGATTTATTAGTCAGATGGTTTATAATAAGAAGAGAGAGATGGTATGAAAAAGATATTCATAGTGCTTGCTGCTATCTTCACATTGGGTGGAGTTGCTCATGCACAAGAAGCTGTAACGTGTCCAGATGGGTATGTGTGTACAAGATCAGACACAGACAGCAATGTTACCACTAACGGTAATATGACTACCAAAATTGAACAACCACCACCTTCTGCAATTTCCCCTTCATTTAGTTCTGGTAACAATAGTGACTTATGTACAATAGGTGTTGCTGGAGCTGTGCAAACACAGATACTTGGTATCTCTGCTGGTACAACCTTTACAGAAGAAAACTGTATTCGTTTGAAAAATGCTAAGACGTTATATGATATGGGTATGAAAGTTGCAGCAGTATCTACGATGTGTCAAGATGAGAAAGTCTTTGATGCAATGCTACACGCTGGTACACCATGTCCATACAATGGTACAATTGGTGATGCCGCACGACTAGGATGGGAAACCCACGTTGAAACAACTCGTAAAGAATTAGAGGATTCGGATAAGATTGGAATTAAAGAGAAAGCTACTTACGGTCTTGGTGGCCTTGCTGCCCTCTTACTCTTACTCTGAGAGTATTGCACCGTATTTCGGTTCAACAGGGAACGCTGTTACTGACCAATCACTCAGATGGAGTATGGGCGATATCTTGCCTGATCCACCTGGCTTGGATATAAACGGTGTGATTTATAGTTATACCATCAATAAGGATGTGGACGACCAAGTTGATGTTCACGTTCAGAATGAAAATGCTTTAGGAACAGGTTACATCTTTAGAGAAACAGATAGGTGGATGCCAGGCTCTTTGAGTGGAACAGGAATTAATAAGGTGGTTCCAGTAGTGCCAGGCATTCCTAGAGCTGCATGGGGTGAAGGTTCAATTGAAGTAGAGGGTGAAGGAAGCGTTTCTGACCCAACTGTAAGATATACATATAGAGTTGATCCTTGTTTTGATCCTCAATTTGATCCAAACTGCCCTGGCTACAAAACACCAGTACCAGATATCCCTACTATAGATTTAAGTTCCTTATATGATGTTACAAATGATGAAAATGTTAATTTGAATAGAGAAACAGAATTAACAGAAGAATCAGACGAAGATGAAAAGACAGAAGAAGAATTAGCCGAGGAAGAAGAAGAGGAAGAAAAGGATAGAGAACAGAGACTAGAAGATGCTCTTGCAGAAGCAGGACGTTCAGAAATGTTTGCACAAGCTCTTGCACAGTCTCAAATACTCGCTTCAGTTAATGCTGCAA